ACTCTTTCTCAAATCGGATAGTAAATAAACCGTCCAACTTTTGGGGGTCACTTCAGATGTAAATCTGGTCGGGGCTGTTTGTTTGAACAAAAGTCTTCTACGCTTTTACTTTGCAAATATAGTAATTATTCATTTTCTGATACCTCGATTATCTTTTTTCTCTGTTCTTCCTTCAGTTGATTAAGCTGGAAAACGCTGTCTTTAATTAGATTGATAGTGGTTCCTGAATTCTGTTGCTGTTCCTGGCTGGATTCGTTGAACTTCACAACAAGGTTGGATATCACTTCAAGCAACTTGGTTATCTTGTTAATGTCAGTCTCAGTAGCACAAAGAACAATTGCCCTGTTGATGGCAATGTCAGCAAGGGAGTTAATCTTATGGAAATGGTTCTGAAGGAATTCAAGCTTGGCCCGTGCGAAGTCAATCTCTACCTTCTCTGCGATAAGAGTAGAACTTGCTGATTCTATGTCTCCCTTGTACCGGTAATACCATTGCTTTATCGTGTTGGTATTGATACCTGTCTTCTTGTGCATTATTGAATAGTTCATACCGCTGTCAATCAGCATCCGCACAACCTTAATACGGTCTTCATCAGTGTAATTCAGCTTAACAGAGTGCTCTATTTCCTTCACTTTTTTTGTCCTGCTCCTTCTTGCAATCTTCTTCTCTTCGCTCATAACTGTAACTAATATGTAACTCAGTTACAAAAATGATGTATTTTGTAACTTTTAACATTTATAGGTGCTTATAATGTTCTAATTCCCAAAGATATACGAAGTTACAAGAAGTTACAAGGTTTGTAACTTTGTGTAGAATTATAATTACCAAATTACGCAACTTATGATACTGATAATTAGCTTACTTTGTCAGTGTGACACAAAATAAATTATACGCGTATGATTGGAGCTATATTAGGAGCCGTAGGCGGACTTGCATCCGGAATAGCCGGAGGAATCAAGTCTGCCAAGGCGGCAAAGGAACAACAAAGGCTCATTAGCGAGCAGGAGTCTAAGAACAATGCATGGTATAACAGGAACTACTATCAGAATTACATGGATTCTACTGAAGCCCAGGCGGCCATGAAGAGAGTGGAGAACACTTTAAAGAAGCAGAATCAGGAAGCAAGGGCAACTGCAGTTGTGACCGGTGCAACTCCTGAAGCTGCAATAGCACAACAGCAGGCAAACAATGAAATTCTGGACGAAACGGCAACCGGACTTGCAGCGCAGGCTACAGCCAGAAAGGCGCAAGTTGAAGCTATAGACCAGCAGAACCAGAACAACATCTTTCAGGCAAGACTAGGTCAGTCTTCTGCGAACGAGCAGGGTGGTGCCCAGCTTATGAGTAACGGACTAGGACTTATAGGTAGTGCTCTTTCCATGCAGGAATGGGGAAAGAAGAAAGGGGGTAAATGATGGGACTTTTCGATTTTATCAAGAAAAATCCGTCTGTAGACACTTCAAGGCTTCCTGAATTCGAAAATTACGGACAATCTCCCGAATCTTTTTCAAATTTTCAATTCTCACGAAGTAATCAGGGCGTAAAACCTGATAAAACCAAGGTTGAACAGCCTGTTATACCCGTTTCTTCGGCAGAACAGGTGAGAGCAGCAACCAATCAGGCAATGCAGGAACAGACAGAGAAGAAGCCTACAACTCCTGATGATGTGTTTACAGCGTTACTAAGAGAAAGGTACCAGGAGAGCGAAGATTCGCTTAAAAGACAGAGGGCCGCTGAGTTTTGGGGTAATCTTGCAAATCTCTTCGGACAAACAGTTTCTTCGGCTGCCGGTGCCAGAATGTTCAGCCCGATTAAGAGCAATACCCAGCAATACAATCAGGCTATTGACAGACTGAGGGACTCTTACAACGACACATTGCTTAACTACAATCTTTCTACAGCTCGTGCTGAAAGAGCTGCAAAAGCAGAACAGGATAAGATAAATCTTAAGTTTGAGCGAGACAAAGCAATTGCAGAGATTCAGGCTAATCTTAAGGCTGGTCTTATAGACAAGCAGAAAGCCGCTGACCTTGAAAAGCAGGCGCGTAAGGCTAAGGATGCTAAAGAACTTGAAGGAGTTAAGAATGATTTCAGGATGAAACTTGCGAGATACAATCAGGGCGCAGCTACAGGGCGTACCAAGATGAACAATGAAGCTGCAATGGAAAGAGAGAAATACCGTCAGCAAGAGATAGCCAAGAGAAACGGTAATGCAGGTTCATCATCAGGAAAGAAAAAGAAGTATCCTAAGATGAAGTTTGGCCATGACGGTGCAGTCACTTACGACCTAAACAAAGATACAGACGTGGCAAGAATGTACAATGAAGGTGTAAGAATAGGATATTTTCCTCAGCAATTCAATGACCCTACAAAGAAGGGAATGACAATTGATGATATGAGAGAAGCTATTCTTACCGCAACAGACGATAAAAGGCCGGTTCATGACAGACAACAAGGATGGTCACTTAGAGATAACAATAACAACGGTTGGTCACTAAAAGATATTCAATAATGAGCGCAGACACAAGAAAGAAGATATACGACATTCTTAAGAACAAAACAGGATTCATGGATAGTTATGAGGATTTTGACAACGACATGACTACAAGTGAAGATGCGAGAAAGAAAGTGTATGAAGTTCTGAGAGACAAAACCGGATTCAATGACACGTATGAAAACTTCGTTAGCGGAATATCTGGAGAAGTTCAAAAAGAATCCAATATTCCTACTGTAAAAGAAGAATCTGGTAATGTTGTAACTACTATTCAGTCACCTTCTTATCCTCAGAGGGCTGAAACAAAAGAAAGAATACTGAATAACATACCTGATTATTTCAGAAGCCGTGGAAATGACCTTTCTACGCTTCCTCTTCCGCAAAATACGATGTCAGCAGAGAAGCCTGCCGATATTCCTGGAAGGATTGTTCAGGACGAACAGCAGAGAATACAGCTTGCTGAACGTTCGGCCAATGATCCGTACATGAAACAGCAGGAACTTGAACACGTATTCAAGCCAAAGAATCAGGAACAGATTGACAGCGTAAGGCAGCTTATCAACAGCGCACGACAGCAGAGAGTTAAGGAAAGGCAACAGAGGGTTAAGTCTGCCGGTGGAGGTGGAATATTCTCAACCATGTCACAGGCTTACCTTTCCGGTGAGCAGAACGATGCTGACAAGCAGCTTGAATACGCATCAACTCTTATAGAACAGGCTCAAAATATAACCAACGAAGCGAAAAAGAAAGGCAATACAAATTTCTTTTCCGGATTCGCACGCGGATTTAAGGATGCACCGCTGGACGGATGGGCAATGGGATTGCAGGACCTTAAGAACTACTCTGCCGCTAAGAAGGTTATGGACAAAGTAGACCGTGGAGAAGAGCTCTCACCGTATGAAGATGCTCTTATGCAGGCTCTTGTTACCAATGCGGCTACACAGATGTATTATTCAGGAGACCTTGGAAGAGGATACAAGGCCGGAGGAGTGACAGCAGAATCACTCCCATTCATGCTTGACATGATTGCCGGAATGGGAACAATTCAGTCAGTTACAAAACCTGCGTCAAAGGCACTTGTCAAGTATGCAACAGAAAAAGCTGCAAAGATGGGACTTGGACGTGCGACAACCGGACTGGCAAAAGGAGCCGCAAGGACAGCAGCCGGGCTTGGTGATGTGGCAGCTCATACAGCTACATTTGGCGGTGCGCGTGTAGCAGCAGACTATCAGAGAAGAGGACTTGGTGATGTTCAGGTTTCTCCGGAACAGGATGGTACTGTATCATACGCAGGAAGGGATAATGTGCAGACTGGGGCAGAAGCAATAGGAAAGTCTGTCGTATCAACAGCGGCAGAGACCGGAAGCGAGCTTCTTGGAGAATACTTTGCTCCTATGCTTGGTTGGGTTGGTAAGGTGACCGGTGCAAACCGCCTTGGGAAGATAATTCCTGCTTCTGTTGGAAAGGCTTATTCATCCATAATTAACAGCAACGGATTCAAGCAGGTTCAGGAAATTGCCAGACGTGCTAAGATTGCGGATCCCATAGGTGAATACGGAGAAGAGGTAGTGAACAACCTTGTATCTACCGCAATAGGAGATATGACACCTGAGCAGCTTGTTGACCTTGACAATAATATAGACACATTCCTTGGAGTTGCTCCAATGTCAGCACTCTTCGGTGCGGCAGGAACGGGGAAGTATGTTGTCAATAAATTTGCCAACTACCGCAACATGAAGAGGTTTGAGGAAGAGATGAGAGAAACAATGGGTGATGACTGGTCAGGTGTAAGAGAAGCACTTCAGGATGCAGATATAGAGACCGCCCGCGAAATGGTGAAGGACGTGCTTAGAAGCGGTATGCAGTCTGATATGAAACAGAAAGCCATCAAATACATAGCAACAGTCCTTCAGGAACAGACGCTACAGCAAGTAGACATGCAAATGGCACCCGAGCAGATAGTAAATGAGAAGAAGTCTATCTTCAAAAATCTCTCTGATGCAAGGAAGAAGATTAACCTGACGGACGAGAAGCTGGAAGAAGCCTTATACAGTTCTGACCTTAGCATGTATGATGAACAGACCGAAAGGAGTATTGAAGAATACCGGCAGGCATACAATGACTACCTTAATTACACATATTGGGTGCAGGATCAGGCCTATGTTGCACGAAGGGAAGCAGAATCTCAGGTTGAGAGAATGACAAACGCAACCACCGGCACCGTAATGAGGGTTAAGTCAGGTTTAAGCCAGAATCCAGTCAATATATTGCGAGGTAATATTGTTTTTGATGCAGAAGGAAATGTAGATAAGGATAGTTCAGACAATACAATCTATTATCTTAGCGAGGATGGAAAGGTAAAGATGGCTCCAATATCCATGTTTGAAAGCCTTGTTGACGATACACCGGCTGAAGAACTTGCATATCAGGCAGGAGAAGATGCGGAACAAGAATTCATCCAGGCTGAAGAAGCTCAACTTATGCAGCCTGAACAGAGTGTTCAACCAATCGAATTGGGAACCACATTCCAGAAAGATGGTGTGACTTATGTCTTTTCACAAAAATCGCCTGACGGATATGTAGTCAGTGCGTTGGATGAAGAAGGAAATCCTGTTCAGTCTAAGCTTCTAACCGAAGAACAGATAAGAACCGCAATGACACCTGCAATTCAGGAAGAACAAACTTCACAAGAACAATTTGCTCAGAGTGAAGATGTAACACAGCCTGAACAGCAGCAGGTACAAACTGAACCTCAGACTGCAATATCAAGGATACCGGTTAATGAAAACGGTGAACATGACTTCGAATCAGCACCATATCAGGATACATCATCCGCACTAATTGAGATAAGCGAAAACGTGGACGATGCTAAGGATACAGATACGCAAATGATTAACCATTATCAGGAAGAACTTAAAAAAGCTGATAAGGCAAAGACGACAGGTAATACAATTCAGGAGATTGTACGTCTTAAGCAGCAGAAGAAGGCAAACATTCAGTCTATCAACGATAAGATAGCATACTGGAACAGCGTTGCCAATGATATTGAATCAAAACGCCCAGGTGGAATCATTGAGCAGGCAAAGGAAGAATCTGATGCAAATCAGCAGAGACTTTCAGAAATGACGGCTGAACAGCAGCAGGCTGCACAACAGGAAGTACAGAAGAAGATAGATTCAGGATCATACGAACGTAAAGAACCTCGTAAGAGAGCAAGATACGTGAACGAAGATAATGAAATGGGAACCGCCAATACTCCTATGGAACATGTTTTGCGTGAAATTGCAACCGGAAGAGTTACATTCAACTGGAATGATTCAGGAGAAACGCAGGGGTTGGGTTCGCACCTCGGTCTTGCATCATCACCTGAAGAAAGACGAAGGATGATCTGGGCGTTGTCTTCTGACGGTATGACACCGGAAGCGGCAGCAGAGCAGATTCACGCTGATATGCCGGAGACATTGCAGGGAATGGTAACGGATCAGGATGTGTTCAACATGATACTCGAATCATTCCAGCAGTATGGCACGCCTTCCAAGATGTGGGAAGCTGCAAAATCAATGCACGGAACAGACATTGAAGAAAGCGCACCTGGTTATGAGGACTACATGGAACAGCAGGCTCTTGAATGGGAAGCTTCTCAGAACAATATGACAGTTGAAGAGTGGATTTCATACGTTGATTACGTAGAAGAAGAACTTGACAACATGTATTCTTCCGTTTCGGATGAAGATTTAAATGCTATATTTGAAAAGTTTAACGAACAAATCATATCAGAAAATGAATCAAGAGGAAATGAAACAGAAAGTGCAGGAAGCACTGAAGGACAAACAGACGGTGAACAAGGCGATGAACTTCTGCCAGAAGGCCGGGGTAATAACGAAGGAGCAGATACAACAGTCAATGAACAACCGGAGCAAGCAAATCAAACTGATGGCGAAAGCGGTGGCGTGGTACCTGAATCAGAAGTAGGAAATGGCTCAACCTCAGATGTAGAGCGTAAGGAAACAGAACAGAAGCAAGAAGGATACAATGTCGAGAAGCGATACCATAAGAAAGAAGGGAAAGAAATCTATGCGGTAAACTTCACAAAACGCATGGAACGAGAAGATTTCCTTTCTGCTAAGAAGAAAGCAAAGGAAGCCGGAGGATATTATTCTTCTTTCGGTAAGGGTGGATTTATATTTAATACGGAAGATGAAGCCGTAAACTTCGCCAATAGCATAGTTTCTGAAAACAAGACAGGCTTCCAATCTTCCATCGAAACCGCACGCCAGGAAGTAGAACAGAATCCTACCGAAGCACAAAAAGAAGCCGGTAACTACAAAAAGGGTCATGTTAAAGTAGACGGATTCGACATTACGATAGAGAACCCGAAAGACTCCGGTCGTTCAGGAAAGGATGCTGACGGTAAAGAATGGTCTGTAACCATGAACAATGATTACGGCTATATACGTGGTACAGAAGGTGTAGATGGTGACCATATTGATGTATTCCTTTCAGATAACCCTGAAAGCGGTGATGTGTTTGTTATTGATCAGGTAAATCCTGATGGTACATTTGACGAACACAAGGTTATGTATGGGTTTAAATCAGCACTTGCAGCAAAACGCGCATACATGGCTAACTATTCAAAAGACTGGACCGGGTTAGGAAACATAACACGTGTGTCAAAAGAAGAGTTTAAGAAGTGGGTTAATTCTTCCCGCAGAAAAACAAAACCTTTTGCGGAGTATAAGAACGTGAAAGGAGAGACACAGAAAGAAGAAGATGGAATCCGTCCGGATGAAGGTGTACTTGATTATGCAAAGAGGGTAGCTGAAAGAGAGCAGAAGAAGGAATATGGCTCACAGAACAAAGTTGTATCAACAGAAAGATACGAGGAGTTAAGAAAAAGGCTTCGGAGCAAACTTAACAACCTGAATGCCGGATACGATCCGGAACTCTTGCAGATAGGTGCAGAAATGGCAGCATACCATGTGGAAGCCGGAGCCCGCAAATTCGTTGATTTTGCAAAACGGATGATTTCTGATATGGGAGACAACGTAAGTCCTTATCTTAAACTTTTCTATAATGCAGTACGTGACTTCCCTGGAATGGAATCATACGAAAGTGAAATGACTCCATACGAAGAAGTAAGGTCGACAGATATTAATAACATAAAACTTGAAGAAGATGAACAGACAGAAACAAACAAAGAAACTGTTACAGGAGAAGCTGAAACTTTTGCAAGCCAGGCAGAAAGCAGAATTGAAGAAGCAGGAACTGAGGAAGAAGTAGACGAAGTGGTAGAACAGATAGAAGATAAGATAGATGAAGTAAACAATCAGCTTTCTGAACTTGACTATCTGGATTCGCTCAATTCAGGTATGCGTGTAGTGTTGAAAGATGGAAGAAATGTATTGCTTTCAGTTGTTATGCACTCTGGGGAGCAGGTAAGCGCAACTCAGTTCTCAAAACCTCATGTAAGCAGCATGTACGCTTCTTATAAAGGAGAACTTATAAACATTATGCCTGAAGATGTTGATTTGGATGCAACAATCAGATACAACACGCCAAAATCGTCAGAAGAACTTGCCGGTGATTCTTCAGAATATCAGGACAGATCATCTCAGGAAATAGAAGCTGTTAAACAGATTGGAACAATCATCCGCGAAAGGGCGTTATCATCCGTTGAAGGTAACGAAGTTACACCGCTTAGCATGAAAGATGTTAAGAAGATTCTTGAAGGATACAGCACACTTTCTGATATGTCTGCTACCGATATGCAGGAACTTGTAGAACTCGCAATGACAAATGAGACAAGAAATGTAGCATTAAAGTATATAAACAGCGGAAAGCAGAAGTTCGGATACGACCTGATTCTTTCAATGTACAACGTACAGCCGCTACTAAACGCAAGAGACAGCACAAGATTTGAACGTCAGCAGTACAGTACACCTACTCCTTTCGGTTATGTTATGGGGCAGTTCGTACAGTCTGGAAAGACGATTGAAAGCGTATTGGAGCCGTCAGCCGGAAATGGTGCGCTTACAATCACATTCCCTTCCGCTATTGTACATGTAAACGATATAGACGAAAGAAGGCTTGAAAATCTTCGCACTCTCGGGTATGGGAAAGTAACAAATCAGGATGCACTTGTTCCTTTTTCGGGTGAAGTTGATGCCGTGCTTACAAATCCTCCGTTCGGTTCAACAACAGCAAGAGAATTTGACGATGGACAGATTAAGATAAGCTCACTCGAAGGACTGATGGCTATAAACGCACTCGAATCAATGAAAGATAATGGAAGGGCTGCAATAGTCATTGGTGGAAACACGTCTTACCGTGATAATGGCGCAATGCAGAGCAAAGATATGAGACTTTTTGCTTATCTTTACTCACACTATAATGTGGTAGATGTAATCAACCTTAACGGTGATATGTACAAGAGAAACGGAACGAAGTACGATGTACGTATTATCCTTATAAACGGAAGAAAGAAAGGTCCGTTCAAGCTGATTGCGCCACCCGTAAAGAGTAAGGCAAGAGCAGAGCAGGTAAATAGCTTTGAAGAATTATATAACAGAATACAAAATGATATACGTTCGTTACAGCAAATGGGGAATCTCTTTGACGGTACAGAAGGAGAACCCCGGACCACTGACAAAGAAGGAAGTGGAACAGACAATAATGTCAGCGATAGAACAAAGCCTGGAGGAAGGAGAGAATCCGTACAAGCAGACAAGGGAGTCAGGGCTGACAATGACATGGGAAGCACCGAAAATGCTTCCGTATCCAAACAGCGAAAACCTGAAGGACGAAAAGCAGAAAATACTTCTGGCATCTTGGATAATGGAAACAGATCAGATGCAGGAAGCATTAACACTGTTCAAGAGCAAGGAAGAACTGATAACGGAACAGATTCCGGAAGAATCAGTACAAATGAATCTGTCAGAACTGATTCAGGAGATAATACCGGTAGAACCAGACTATCAGTAAACCTTACTGATGAAAAAGTACCATATCCAAACAGAAGCCAGTCCGGTACACTTATGTCAGTGGTACCTGCAAACCAGGCACAGGTACTTGCTGATTCATTGGCTAACATTGGTGATGTAGACCAGTTCTTGGTTGACCAGCTTGGATATTCAAGCAAGGATGAATTGTTCAGTTATCTGGCCGCAGAACAGATTGATTCTGTTTCCCTTGCAATAAATCAGATGAACAAGGGAAATGGATTTATTATCGGTGATATGACCGGTGTAGGAAAAGGCCGGCAAGGTGCTGCACTTATCAGGTATGCGGTGAAAAAAGGATACACGCCTATATATTTCACGCAGAAACCTGCATTGTTCTCTGATAATTACAGAGACCTTTCCGACATAGGAAGCGGTGAACTTCGTCCTTTCATCATAGCATCCGATCCTAAAAATGCAGCCATAACGGATGCAGCAGGAAATGTTGTACATAAACTACCGTCCGAAAAGGAAAGGAGAAGGGTGTTCGACTACATTCTCAAAAACGGAAAACTTCCTGAAGAATATGATTATGTAATAACCACCTATTCTCAGATAAACAACGGTACAAAGGAATATGAAGCAAAAGAAGACGGAATTCAGCAAAAGGATAAGAGTTACAAAAAGAAGTCACCTTCTGCAGCTGACAGAAGCGGTCAGGAAAGGCGTGATGTGATTCAGGCTCTTTCAAAAGGGAATATAATGATTCTTGACGAAAGCCACACAGCCGGTGGAAGCGGTGGAGGTTCCATGTACATGCAGTACATAATGCCAGAAGTGAAGGGTGTAACATTTCTTTCAGCTACATTCGCCAAACGTGCTGACAACATGCCTATATATGCAATGAAGACAGACCTGTCAAAGTCGGGAATATCTCCGCAGGATATGATTGAAGCAATCTCTCAGGGAGGTGTAACATTGCAGGAAATCATGTCAAAGCAGCTTGTTCAGTCAGGGCAGATGATTCGAAGGGAAAGAAGTTTCCAAGGTGTAACAATTGACTGGATGCAGGTAAGCGAAGAGGAAGATGCCGTTCAGAGAAAACAGTTTGACGAAGTATCTTCTATATTCAGTGATATTCGCGCATTCCAGAAGGACTATATTACACCTATTGTACAGGGAATCTCAGAAGAATTGTCTGAAGAGGGAGGATATTCAAATCTTCAGCAGGGAACGTCAGAGTTGGGTGTTACAAACACTCCGTTTGCCAGCAAGATGTACAATCTTGTCAATCAGCTTTTATTTTCTCTTAAAGCAGATGCAGTAGCCAACAGAGTTATAGAAAACCTTAAAAATGGATTTAAGCCTGTAATATCATTTACCAATACAATGGAAGGTTTTCTTGATGATGCACCTAAAGACACACCTATGGATAAGGTGCCAAACTTCTCAGCTACACTCATGCGTGCTCTTGACGGTGTTATGAGATATACTGAAACCAACCTGAAAGGAGAAAAGGTAAACAAGTCCTTCACGGTTAATGACCTTTCAGAAGCAGGTCAAAACAGGTATTACGAAATCAAGAGTAAGATTGAACACCTCTCAGCAGACCTTCCTATAAGTCCTATGGATGCTATAAAGATTAAGATTCAGAATGCAGGATATAAGGTCGGTGAGATAACCGGAAGAACACTTGAAATGGTTCAGGACGAAAACGGCAAGTATATCATACAGAACCGTAAGGACCGTGACAAGAAGTCTGCCGCTCGTGATTTCAACAACGGCCAACTTGATGTACTGATGGTAAACAAGTCCGGAAGTACCGGTATATCTCTACATGCTTCTCCAAAATTTGAAGACCAGCGTCAGCGTGTAATGGTATTTGCTCAGTTCCAGAGTGATATTAACGATGAAGTTCAAATGAGAGGTCGTATAGACAGAACCGGACAGAAGTTCAGGGGAAAATACGAATATATCATGTCTTCAATTCCTGCAGAACAGAGATTGCAGATGATGTTCAAGGCAAAACTTAAATCGCTTGATGCAAACACCACATCGTCACAAAAATCTAAGTTCAATGAAATGGAAGTTGTTGATTATCTTAACAAATACGGTGATGAAGTAACATGGCAGTATATGATTGAGCATCCTGAACTGTCTGAAAAGCTTGGAGACCCTCTTAACATGCTTTCTGAAAGTAGAGAAGAATCAAATACTGACGATGCAAGCGGAGATAAAAAAGAAGGATGCGCAGCAAAGATAGCCAGATACCTTCCATTCCTTCCGGTAAAAGAGCAGGAGGAAGTATTCAAGGAAATCACTGATGCGTATAGCGTGAAGATACAGCTTCTTAACGATGCAGGAGAGAATGACCTTGAAATTACCACTATGTCGTTAAAGGCAAAGACTATCAGCAAAAAGATATGGAAGCCGGGTACAGAACCAAACAGCGGAAACGCATTTGCAGACAACACGTATCTTGAAGAAGTTGAAGTTGATGTTCTTAAAAAGCCTATGAAGGCAGAAGAAATCAGATCAACTGTAAAAAGAATGACTTCAGGAGAAAACTTTGACGATTGGAAGGAGAAGAAGATTAAGGAAATGAACTCATTGTATGATGAAAAGATTGAGTCATTGAAGAAAAGGCTTTCACAAAGTGCAGAAGAACGTGCTGAAAAAGCAAAAAAGAACTATATAGCCAAGTCAAAGGAAGCACGAGAGAACGGTAAAAATGAATTTACCGATGAGGAAATAGAAAAGATGTCAGATGTGGTTGTAGAGGATATAATGAAAAAGGCAAATGAAAGCTTTATCAAACAGAGAAATGTTATTCAGGAAAGAAGGGATAACATTCTCAAACAGATAAACTCATTTACGCCAATGAAACCTCTTGTAATTCCTTTCAATCTTGACGAAGCTATGGCTACAATTGCTCCAAGCAGAGGAATGTTCTTGGGATTCAAGTTCAGCAAAGACTACTCTACAAGTTCTTCTACTGCCGTGTTTGCCACGCTTGACGGAAGGAGAAAGGTAGAAATACCTCTTAATCAGGAAAAGGCGTTTGATTCAATAAGAATGAACACTATGATGCAGCCTACCTTCCTTAAAGACCTTAATGTTGATTCATGGGATTCCCATGTACCTACGCAGACGAGGAAGAAATCTTATGTTGTTACCGGAAACCTTCTTCAGGCACTCGTTGATACGAAGAAGTCTGTAAACGTAAAAGGTTATCTTGTTTCGTACTCGACCATTGAAGGTGATACAAAGCAGGGAATACTTCTTTCAGACAGCTTTAAACCTGAAAATCTTACTACAAGTGCTCCTATTAGTAGCCGTCTGATTCAGATACAGCAGGGAGAAACGGTAGTTAGCGAGGATAAGAGAGTAGTTGTAGAAAGAAATACGGGATGGAGAACAGGTTACGCTTTAAAAGTACCTAAGTCAAAAAAGCAGGGAGGTGAATTCTTTGAGGATAACAAGCTGCGTTCTCTTGCAGACAACAAGGAGTTTACGACAAGAGGGAATTATATGGTTGCAGACATATCTTCTGATAATCTTCCTGAAGCACTTGACAGGCTAAGCAAGATGGGTGTTACCGTATCAAAGAAAGCAAAGCTTGAAAACGCATCCGATGTTAGGTTTAGAGAAGAAGACGCTCCTCGTTCTATAGTAGACCCTTTTATTCAGGAACTTATGATGCGGTTCCAGGGAGAGGATATAAGCCGCTATCTTTATGTTGATGTGAGAAAAGATCCAAATGCAGATTATGAAGTGTATTGGGGATACAGCGAACCTCTTTATAAAGGTAAAAATGTAGAAAACAGCGAAGAAGTACCAGAACTTATAAAAGATATTATTAGAGACAATGACAGTGAAATAGACAAGCAGGATATTATAGACAATCTTAATTCATACATTGAGTTCAACGAAGGTTTTGAAGAAGCTGAAGAAGGCCAGAAAATTCTTGATTGGTTCAAGGAGAACATGAACGACTTCAAAATGAGTGACAAGGTAAACGTAATAACAGAAAGAGGTGAATTGCCTGATAATCTTTATCGAGAAGTAAGTTCTGTAAAATCTGACATTGATTACAATGAGAATGAAGCCTACAGTTCTGCAGAAAAACTTAATGTTCCACTTCAGGTAGTAACATCTACTGAACAGATTTCAGATCCGTCAGTAAAATCAGCTATAGAAAGCGGAAGAAAAATAAAAGGATGGTTCTCTGTTTCGGAAGGTAAGGTTTACGTATATCTTCCTAACGCATCAGGTATTGAGGACGTAAAGCAGACAATTCTTCATGAAGGAGTTGCCCATTACGGACTTAGAAAACTTGTTGGTGATGAAAGAATGGACGATTTCCTGGATGAAGTATTTAGAAACGTATCCAAAGAGATAAGAAATAAGATTGTCGGAACTCTTCCAAAATATGGTTATGATTCACGCGTAGCCACTGAAGAATATCTTGCAAGAATGGCCGAGAGTGGGGTTGACGTATCTACATGGGAGCGTATAAAGCAAGCTTTCAAGAATCTTCTTAGAAGAATTGGTATTAATATCCAAATCAATGACAACGAATTGAAATATATTCTCTGGAGAAGCGCACAGAATCTTGACAAAAACAGACCGATAGATTTGGCAATTGATGTGGCAATGCAATACAACATGGGTGTAGGAAACTATTTCCGTGAAGGAGAATCAGACGGTAGCCGGGAAGAGTATGAAAACTCACTTCAAGGATGGAAGTATAAAGCACGTGAAGCATATCAGGACAGTATGCTTGCATTGAAAAACCTTCAGGAAGTTATAGCAAATGTTTCAGGTAAACCAATTAAGTCATTCGAGGACGCATACAAAGCAGAGAATCAGTTGAGTTCAAAAAACACTGCCGAAGCTGAAGAGTATTACGAAAAGTTCTTCAAGCCTATGCTGGAAGCTGAGGGAAAGATGATGAAAAATTACGGTTTAAGCCATAAGGAAATTGAGAGATACATGATGCTTGCTCATGGAATAGAGCGTAATGTGGAAATGACATTCCGAGAAATGCTTAATGAGATTATAAATACAAACCCTAACGATGCCCAGCAGTTTGCAGATGATTTTATAATGGAAAGAGACAGGCTCAGGAATATGTATTCAGGATATGAATACCTGAAAGCTTTATCTGACTATATAGGAGAAGTCGGTGATTTCTCAGCTACAGAAGCAATCCTTACAAGCATTGATAACGAGGAACATACAGACTTCCAGAATGACGCACTTGAATATGTCAAAGACTTTGAATCAAAGTATGACACTTCCGTACTTTGGGATAAAACAAACAGGGCTACAAAGGAGACTCTTAAAAAGACATACGAGAGCGGAATGATGGATAAAGACCATTTTGCTAACGTCAGCAAAATGTTCATGTATTACGTACCTTTAAGAGGATGGAATGAAAAGACAGCAGAAGATGTGTATGAGTACATAAACTCAGAAAGAAGCCCTCTTAATTCTGTCCTTAAATCAATGAAGGGTAGAAAATCGGTACCTGACGAAGTTATGGCAACAATAGGGAACATGGCTGAAAGCGCAATATTGCAAGGTAACAAAAATCTAATGAAGCAGTCTTTCATGAATATGGTAATGAATCATCCTACAGATGTAGCAACTATGCGTAAAGCATGGTATATTTATGACCAGGCTAAAGATGAATGGACCATATCAATGCCGGAATTACAGGATAATGATACACCGGAAATTATCTCACAAAAGATAAGCGACCATGAAGAAAAGATGAAGAGTCTTAAAGAGAAGGGACTTGCCACCCAGAAATCATCAGGACTGAACATTGATTACAGAATATTGAAAAATAACATATCCCAGCATGCTGTAGTTGTAAAGAACGGAGGTAAGGACTATATAATTTATGTAAATGGAAATCCGAGAGCGGCACAGGCTGTAAACGGACTTACAAACCCTGATGCTGAAAAGAATCCTATATTCAATTCAATAAGCAGGGCAAACAGATGGCTTGCAGCAAACTTTACAACAAGAAATCCTGCATTTGTTATGAGCAACCTTGCTCGAGATATGATTTTTTCAATGTCGGCAATAGGAATAAAGGAAGATGCAAAATACTCTGCAAAGTTCCGTAAAAACTTGTTTGTATCTATTCCAACTGTTTTTGACTGCATTAGAGGTAAGTGTAAAAATTCACAGTCTGATATGTATTTCAAGGAGTTCGTAAAGAACGGTGGAGAGACTGGATACATGCATCTTAACGATGTTGATAAATATAAGAAGAAAGTCAAGAAAGAACTTTCGAAGATAACCGGAGAAAGAGGTTCTGCAAAAGCAGCTTTAGACTATACACTTGAAAGACTTGAAGATTTTAACAGATGGGCTGAAGATGTATCAAGATTTGCAGTATATATGACATCAAGACAGATGGGAAGAAGTATAGTTGATTCTGTAAATGATGCAAAAGAGGTTACCGTAAACTTCAATAAAAAGGGAGCAGGATACAAGACAGGAGGATTTTTTGGAATCACTGCAGGTATAATGAGAAATCTTTACCTGTTCTTCAATGCTTCTGCACAGTCATTAAGCAACTTCAACAGGCTGAGAGTGAAAAATCCAGTAAGGTTCTATTCAACTCTTGGAGGTTTTATTGCTGCAGGTGTTATAATGCCGGTTATAAACGATTTCCTTTACAATGTTCTTGGAGGTGGTGACGACAATCCTTACAATGACCTTCCTGAATGGGTAAGAAGGAACAACCTTTGCATTTATGCAGGAAACGGACAGTTTGTTACTATTCCTTTGCCTATTGAATTACGTGCATTCTACGGACTTGGAGATTATGCCTACCAGCTTTCAATTGGAAGAGAAAAGCCAACACCGACAGGGCTTGCAAAAGGAACCGTTAGCCAGCTTGCAGATTTATTACCTTTGAACCCGACTGGAAACGAGGGATTCAAGACATTTATGCCTGATGCTTTGTCTCCTATATTTGAGACATACGTATGGAACGAGGATTTTACAGGGAAGCCAATAGCAAAACTAACCCCTTTCAATGAACGCGATCCTGAATGGAAGAGGGTATATAAGGGAACTTCCGGATGGCTTGTTGATGCTTCAAAATTCTTCAATGACCTTACAAACGGTGGAGGTCCAGGAAGCGATTTCAGAAAAGGATTTATCGACTTCAACCCGGCTAAGGTTGAAAATCTTCTTGAATCCTACTTCGGAGGAATGGCTAAGTTCCTTAACCAGTCAGGAAAGACGATTTACTATGGTGCCAAATCAATGGCAGAAGGAGAAATGGACGAAAATCTTGTTGCAAGAAATGTTCCAATAGTAAACAGATTCTATAATAAGGTTGATGATAGAAACGCATTCTCTGGAATAAATACTGAATATTTCAATCTCCGTGACGAAATGGAACAGTTTAAATACGAACTTAACGGTGTAAAGAAAAATTACAGGAACAACCCGGAAGAGTACAGACAGATTGTAAATTCTGACATGTTTAGAAAGTATATGAGATACAAACCATATCAGGACAGACTTGACAGACTTTACAAGATGGCAAAGGAACTTGAAGGACAAGAGAGAAAGCAGGTAGAAGATATGATAATTGAGATAAGAAGAGAACTTGTTAATTCTCTGAAATAGAACGATGGCGGCAGGAAATTAACCTGCCGCTTTACCCAACATATCAACATTTATTATCAGTAATAGAGTAGTTTTGCAAAAATACGGTATCATGAATAAATTTTTGAACAGAAAAGTAAAGCCTGCGCGTGATTACCGGACAAAAGATACGGTAAAACGCACAAGAGGTACAGCCTATGATGAGCTTGAAGAGTTTTCTTCGTACTGGAGTAGCCTTTATACAGCAAGAAGCAAGATGGAACGCTCTCTTATGTACGCTAAGGGTGACCAGTGGGGAGACTATATTACAGACCCGGACTCGGGAGAAAGCATAACGGAAGGAGAACTTATCAAGAAACAGGGAAAAGTTCCTTTGAAGAACAACATGATTGCTCCTATAACCAAAAATATAGAAGGTCAGTTCAGAAGAAATGTAACAAAAACTATATGCTCTGTAAGAGACCGTGATGAAGCAAAAATAGGTGAAATGATGAGCATAGCACTTGAATATTCTCAGTCACTCAACGAAATAACAGAACTTGATGCTTCAATATTAACTATGCTTGAGTGCGGTGGATTCATTGCCCAAAGAATAGAATTCGGATACAACGAATACAAACACATGAATGACGCCTGGGTTTATAACGTGGATCCTTCAAGACTGTTCTTCAATACGAATATAGAGGATAACCGAGGTTGGGATATAACATGTATCGGTGAAATCTTTGACATGGACTTTGAAACGGTAGTAGCTGCTTTTTCAAAAAGCAGAAGTGATAGGGAATGGCTTGAAAGCATCTACGGTAAAAACAGATTCAAGAGAAGGTCATTTGTAGACGGTGTTCAGGGATACAACCAGAAATATGCAGACTTCTACACTCCTTCAGATGCGGACCTTTGCCGTGTTATTCTTGGATGGAAGCTTGAAAGCCGTGATGCTTATTTCTATCAGGACATGCTTGATGGAAGCTGGGGTTTTGTAGGATTGAATGAAGTTGATAAGATAGAGCAGATAAACCGTCAAAGGATACAGGAAGCTTCTTTGGCAGGAGTAGCTGAAGAAGATATTCTTCTTATTGAATACGAATTCAAGGTAGAAAGATACTGGTATTACAGGTATCTTACGCCTTGGGGAGACGTGCTTCAGGAAGGAAGAAGCCCATACTGGCATGGACAGCACAATTATGTATTTCACGCTTATCCTCTGATACACGGTCAGGTATTCAACTTCATTGAGGACTTCATAGACCAGCAGAGAAGCATTAACCGTACAATGACTCTTATAGATTTCATACGTTCATCTTCGGCAAAAGGACTTGTTGTTATTGATGAGGACGCATTCAACAGCATGAGCAGGGAAGAAATTGTTGATGAATATGTAAGGTACAACGGTGTGCTGTTCTGCAGGCTTAAAGCAGGAAAGGACATACGTTCTGTAATAACACAGCTAAACGGAGCCGGTGCCGTACAAGGAGACTATGAACTTCTTAGCTTGCAACTAAAGCTTATCAATGATATTGCAGGAGTAAATTCAGCAATGCAGGGTAAGGAACCTTCTTCCGGAACAGCGGCTTCACTGTACGCTCAGCAGACGGAAAACGCGTCAATGAATCTGAAAGGATTGTTTGATTCGTTCAAGTCGTTCAGAAAAAGGCGTGACCTTAAGCTTATGCAGACCATACAGCAGTATTACAACTCTCCGAGATACATTGAGCTTGCCGGAAAAGATTACTCGGAAGAATCTAAGTATTACAATCCTGAAAAGGTACAGGGGGCACAGATTGACATCGAACTTACAGAAGGAACCAATACACCGACATTCCAGATGCTTGAAAACGAGTTCCTGATGAAACTGTTCGAAATGCAGGCTATCAATGTTAAGACTTTGCTTGAAAACTCCAGCCTTCCTTTTGCATCAAAAATACTGGAAAGTATCAAACGTGCAGAGCAGGAAATGGCAGAAAACCAAAGCATGACACAAATGGATCCTGCACTGATGCAACAGATTTCAAGCTACAATCCTGGACTTATAGAGAAGATGATGAACGATGCAAATTCTTCTCCACAGGACGGAATTGTACAAGCTGCCTAAACTGATGCTTCTGATACGATACGGGTTTTCCTCTTCTGGAATCCCGTATTTTTTTGTGCAAGCCTGTATGGCTTACCCTTTTTGTAACATACGTAAAGCCCTATTGAAGTAGACATGACACGGTCATCATGACAGCCTTCTACGGCACCGGTCTTTTTACCGTCTTCCTTAATTTCAAACTGTTCGTATTCAAATGTTGTCTCCAGACTTCTTTCTATATAGAGGAAATCCCTCATGGCAGACTTCATGAAATTAAGAACCATAGGCTTCGTTGAAGGGTTTGTATGAAAACCATATTTAACCGGTGCACCCTCCTTAATCTGTTCCGCACTTGTACGGCTGTACAGCTCGGTGTAATAATCCTTTATTTCGTCAAGTACGTATTCGAAGTTATCTCCTTCAGTTCCTTCCGTTTCAAGAGTGTTACTTTCCACTACAAGAAGCGCATTACCATAGGCGTATGCTATCTGAGCCGCTTTCCATATAAGCATATCATGTTCGATGTGTCCATGCCATTCAGCAACAACTTCAGGAACTCCACCTTCTATCATTGCTATCGTGTCGAATACCTTAATTGAAGAATAATCGGATTTTTCACCGGTACCACCAATATCTACCGATACTACATATCTTTGATAATACAGATTTGCATCCTTGTCCGGGAGAAACCACACGTTAAGTATGTTGTCCTTTGAATCCTTCTTTCTTTTCATCTCCACAAAGTGAAGATTGTCAAATGCCTTTTCACCCTTCATTGCGTTTCCGACAAACTCACCATAGAATGCAGGCTCCATGCAGGTTTTTCTACATTGTTCAACATACCTTCTTGGGAAGTAAGGCCTACCGGTTGACTGGAACGCTTCTTTCGGATCGGAAGGATATTCAGAACACATACGCCATTCCTCTTCCATTGACATCTTCTTTTTTCGGTACCATGCGATTGCTTCAAGTGTGGCACCAAGTTCAAACAAGTACATTTCGTATTCGTTCATTGTTTCTATGAACTGCCTGTACTTGCTTGGACCTATATATGTGGAGTACATATCTATCAGGAACCATGGTATAAATACAGGGGTGAAATCATTTTCTCCCTTTACCGCCTTTAACCATGTACGATGGAAGTAGTTACCCACACCCTTGGCGGTTGATTCAAGAACCTTAACCGTATACGGACCGTCATTGATTGAACCAAAAATAGATTGCACAAGGTCTTCAGGTTTTTTCCCTTTTGTTTCCTTCCATAAACCAACCTCCGTAAGATGGGCCATTGATATGTTTTGCGAACGAAGGTTATCAGGTTTCTGTGCTGAGCCGACAGAATAAAGGCACTGACAATACTGAATCTGCCTTGTCTTAGAGGAACCCTCAAACGGTTTTGTATCAAGCTTTACACCGTTTGCGGCCCACGAAGGATAGTGTTCAACAACTTTGGAAAGCATACCTGAAACTATGTTTGACTGGGATTCCACATCACCACATATAACGCTGTTCCAGTTCTTCTTGTGAATTATCTGTATCCATAGCATGTAAATCTGTGTGAGAGTGGAACCGCCCCACTGCCTTGCTTTCAACAGAATTATGCTTATAGGCTTGTTTGATGTTCTTAGTTCTTCAAGTGTCTTAAGATATGTTCTCTGTGCCCTGTTCAGGAAAAACCTTATATCCTCTCCACCTCCCTTCGGAGAAATAAGAGCGGTACTGTATGCCCAGAACTCAAAGTCGTAAGTAAACCTCTGCACACAGAATTCAACATACAGAAGGTTTGCTGTATATTCACTGTATTCCTGTTTTAGAATTTGTGTTATGTATCTTCTTACACCAAGTGCAAGTATAATCTGGCAGAATCCGGTTTCTATGAATTCATCCGGAAGCCACATTTCATTCAAAGGAAAATCTTCACATGTTACACGTGTTCTTTTAATAGAAAACGATCCTTCCCCGGTTATAGGGTTATATGGAGAGTTTATTACTTTAAGTCTCTCATTGTTAATCTCTATTATCTTTGAAGGAGACAGCATAACTTTCTATAAATTACGCTTGTAATATAAGAGAATGAAAAGCTATACACATGAATGAGTGTGTTCACGCCTTTCGAGAACAAGCCGGTGAATACATACGAAAACAATATAAGGAACAATGCCTTAACAAATATCTTTCTACTGCATCCTGAAAGATAATATCCCATCATAACAGATATTACTGATGAAAATCCGCACGTAGGAACGCTTTTTGCTGATAGATAGCCTGAAATTGCCGAAATTAATATGCAGGAAGGTATGAGATAATAAACGTCTGATTTTCGCATTACGCGATAGTACGTCCAGAACACGAATGAATTAACGAGCAAGTGAAGAAAGTAGGAATGTACAAAACTGTATGTGAATAATGTCCACCATGGAGAGGTAGAAGAAACGGCAAGATTTTCAACTGGAAGAAAGAATGAAAGCAGCCATACAACAAATAGAACTATTATGACCGGCATTTCTTCCTCAATCTGTAATAACCGTATATTATTTCCCTGAACGTCTTCAGGTCTATGTAGTAAGAAGGTGCTTTTTCCTGTAGTATCTTTGCCAGAATCTGATAACCTACAAATCCGGTTTTTTCTTTATACTCCTTGTACCTTCTGTAGAGTTCCTCATACATGAGGATTGTATTCTTGTTTTTAAGCCCAAGCGGCTTGCCCCTGTCAATCTTTGATACATAACGCCTTGCGTTTTCATAACTCACATAAAATCTCGGAGCTCCTTTCGTCATTACGCTTCTGATTATATCATCTTGCGTAAGAGAATATTTCCTAAGTGACTTCATTTCCTCAAAAAACGCATTAGCTATGTGTTGACGGCGGATTTCTGAAATGTCATTGTCCCTCATAACACAGCCTTTTCTACAAAGATACAAATAAAAGAAAATCATTATAACATATTACCCAAGTCTGCAATAATTATACCCAATTCAGCAACATTTGAATACCAAATACATTTTACTTTGCAATACACGCAAAACATGACAAACATACTACAGCATGGAAAAAGAAACTAACGAAAAACCGGCAGTGCAAGAAAATGCCGGTGGAGAAAAGGAAAGAAAACCTACCAACAAGGAAAGGTTTAATTCCATGATGATGGCAAAAATGGAAGGATACAACCCTGAAGATGAAGAGTCGTCCTATGGAATGCTTATCGAGAGTTACAACAAGAACGAAGAGCAGAAAAAAATCCTTTCAGATGCAATCAACAGGGACCCTCGACTTGCTTCTGTCCTTTCCGACATTGTAAGCGGTAAGCGTTCAAGCGGTAATGCACTTGTAAGGTATTACGGAAGAGACTTTCTTTCAGCTGAAGAAGGCACTCCAGAATACGAAGATATTGCATCTGCCGAAGAAGAAAGGAAAAAGGAAGCAGAAGAATTGGCTGCAAGAGAGAACGAGTACAAAAAGAACATTGATGAGTCTACTCCAATTATTGAACAATTCTGCAAGGAGAAAGGGTACAATCCTGATGATTTCCTTAATGATATATGGGATAAAATCGCTTCTCCTATTCTTTCAGGAAGATACACGACAGAACTTCTTGCTATGATTGACAAGGCTTTCAACTATGACACAGACGTTAGTGACGCAATGAAAGCCGGAGAGGTCAAAGGAAGAAACGAAAATGTGCATAAAATGAGAAAAGACCAGATAGGAGACGGGATGCCAACCGGACTTGGGGCGGTTACCCAGGAAACAAGAAAGAAAAGCAAGCCAAAATCATTCCTTCAGCTTGCAAGTGAAGCATAACAGCCATAACACAAATTAAAATAAACACGACATGAAAAAAGTTATCAGTTTTTTGAAAGAAGAAAAATGGAGCCTGTTTTCAATCTGTCTGACTATCCTGTCAGTGATTATAGGTTCACCGTTTATGCTGGCCGCAGACGCAACAGCCACAGTGGTCGTAACAGAAGGAGGTGCTCAGGCATCACCTGGACAGGCAGGCGTGGAAAGCCAGGTAACAGGACAGGCAGCTACCGTTTCAGGCGCAGCAAGCGCAACAGGTGGAGTAGGAGGTGACGGACTTATCCAGCCTGACATTGATAAAGATATATTCCTTATTGGTACGGATGAAACCGTACTTGACGGAATTATGAGAAAGGCAAAAAGGCAAGTACGGGTTCATAGTTTTGAAGTTGACCACTACCTGATTGACGAACAGAAAGCTGTGGTAGAAACTACTGAAAAATATACGGCAGCAAGCAGCCAGACCGCTGTAATTAAGGTTCCTTCAACCGATGCAGACTTGTTCCAGGAATACGGTACAATTATCGCAAAAGGCGTTAATGGTTACGATCCTACTGGACAGAAAGAACTTGAAGGTGCTGACCTTATGCTGTTTATTGTTGGTAAGGATGATTCAAACGGAGGAAGCCCTATCGTAAGAGCTGTGAACGGTCCGAAATCTCAATCAACCGACATGTATTGTAATGTTCCTACTATTGAGCAAGGAACAAAACTTATCCTTTTAAGCAACGCATGTGCAGAAACTCAGAAGCAGGTAGCACCGGACCTTGTTGTTCCACAGCCTACAAGAGTGTATCTGCAGAAGACAATCATGAATCAGATTATCTCTGATTACTTTGACAGTCAGAAAAAACGTATCCCATTCCAGAAAGCTACTATCGCAGAAGCGGCAGTAAAACAGTACAGAAGAAAAAATAACCGTACACTATGGATTGGACACAAAGGAAAGTTCAAGGTTAATCGTGGTCAGATGGGTGTTCAGGACGTATACACGACAGAAGGAATCAGGTGGCAGATCAAAAGGGAATGGCAGCACGATGGTGAATGGACATTTGAAGAAATCATCGCACTTGCAAAATTGAAGTTCACCGGTAACGACTGTTCAAAGGAAGCGTTCTGGCTGATGGGACGAGACATGCTTGAAAGTATCCAGAACATTGACTTCACAAAGCACAAGGATATTACAATGACATCTAAGGAAGTTTGGGGATTTGCTTGTACGCAGCTTCACACTGTTTTCGGTGATTTTTACCTGAAGCACGAACCTACTCTTGATGTTATCGGATATGCAAATTCTGGCGCAATCCTTGACATGGAAGGACTTGTGCGTTACTGGTATAAGAACGAAGAGAAATCAACTGAAAAGATTGAAGGCGAAGAAGCAAAGAGAGAAGCCGTTATTTCAATCAACGCTCTTGCCCTGAAAGGTTACTCACATATCTGGGTGGAAGGTGATGACAAAGGCAGCTTGCCGGGTGCCACTGTCGTACTTACTCATGACAATGCTTCTGATGCTCCGTCAAGCCCGGGTAAAGGCCAGATATACTATCTGAAACAGGCATGTTCAGGAATATCAGGTTCTAAAGCCGGTGAGTTCTGGAAGTGGAACGGTTCTTCATGGGAAAAATACGAAGGTGAAATCTACACCAAGGACGAATTTTAATTCATAACCGTTTAAAAAAGGGGGGCTTATTGCCTCCCTGATATTGTATTATGGGAAAGATAACATTATATAAAAAAAAATATGCCATTTACGGAAAAGTAGAAATGAGCGTTCTAATACCGGTAAACAACGCAAAGCTTCGTGTAAACTTTGCAAACGGTGTTATAACTCCATCCGGAATTACTCCTGCCACGTTCAGCACTTCTGATCCGGTAGTACAGACTGCAATCGAAAACAACAGGCTCTATCTGAAAGGGATGATAAAGCTTGAAAAGTCATTTAAGATTGGAGAGGTTGAAGTGGATGATGAGAAACCAGCTTCTGATGAAGAAAAAAATGAAAAGGAACCAGAATCACAATCATCCGTAAAATCATATCCTGACGTAAAGAACGTGCAATCTGCCAGGGAAATTCTCATAAGAGAATATAATGTTCCTATTGCAGAACTTCAGGACAAGGAAAGAATCAAAATGAAATCAGAAGAACTTGGAATTGAATTCCCCAACTGGAAATAACTATGGTTAAGAAGGATGAAATAATATCAAAGGTAAAGGCGATAATGAATGAGATAGGAGAAGAAGAAACAAACTCCTCTCTGCTTGATGAAGACACTATTAAAATAGACCAGTACATAGAGTCATGTATCGGTGATGCTCTTGCCATGATAGTATTGAAATCCGCAATTCCCGTAAATCCAAAGAAAGGAACTTCAAACCCGGTTAACAACAATGATGGTACCGGATACATAGTTCTTCCTGACGATTTTCTCAAGCTTATTGCATTCAAGATGGAAGGATGGAAAAGAACTGTTTCAGAAGCATTCCCACTTGATAGCGAAAAAGCAAAACAGCAATCAAACGAATACACAAGAGGTGGTAACAACAAGCCTGTATGTGTCTTGTCATATTCACCTGAAGGAAAGAAGGTATTGGAATATTACAGCGTAACTGGTTCGAACCATACCGTATCAGTTTTTGTATATGAAGCTTCATACGAACCTTCATCCGGCATAAACATGGAATCTTCTGATGCTGTATTTTATGCGCTTTGCTATATGACGGCCGGACTTGTGTATTCTATTTTTGAAAACCAGGCTACAGCAGAAGAAATGCAGAAGATAGCAATAAACTACATTAACAATGCCGTATCACATTGATGAAGAAAACAGTGAGCTTGCATTTGAGGTATATGATAGTGACAAGCTTATTATAAGGCTTAAATCTGGTGCAGGTTCAGGTTCAGGTGGTTGCGATATATATATAATAAAGAGCGGTGATAATACGGAACCTACTGAATCAAATGTTTTTTCAGCAAGAAGAACTCTTTTAAATTTTTTGAGAAAGGATGATGAAGATACTACAGAATTCCTATTAAGGCTTCTTGGCGGTATTATATCTCCTTTTATTGAATCTCCTGATTTTATATCAGGCGTTCTAGGTGCAGGATTTTCTATAAAGCAGAACGCCAACAAACAATCTGTTGCCGAGTTTGACAAGCTTATTGTAAGGCTTAAGGCAACATTTCAGATGCTAGAAATTCTTAAGACGGAACTTGGAGGATCTGATATGTTGTTCAACTCTTCAGGAGCAAGGATAAAGATTACCGAAGTTGAAAGATTGGACCAGGAAGCATTTTTTATCACAGGAGATAAAGCATATTTTTCTGATGAAGACGAAATTTATTTTCCTGACATTTTCAGATGCTACTTCCTTTCAGATGATACGGAAGAAGCAGTTGAAAATCTTTTTAAATCGGGAGACTTTGCGCAGTCCAAGTCATTCAACATAAAAGAGGGAGTGTACGAAAACGTTGGAAATCACTACTGGTGGAGAAAGGTTGTAGGAGTTGGAGATGATTATATAGAATTATCCACTGTTGACATGGATTCCGGAAGCGATGATCCGAAGGCAGGTGACGTTGTTGTACAGCTTGGTAATGATAAAGACCAGAACAGACAGAATGCGATTATAATTTCAGCTTTCGGTGAAAATGCCCCATACATATCAATGTTGCAAGGTATAGACAGTTACAGTCTTTCAGACAAAGCCATATTCACTGTCGGATATGACAGAGCCAACAAAGAATGTTATCTTAAAAATTATGGAAGGACTTATATAGGTGACCATAACAATAAGCGTTACTTTGATTTAAGCAAGAACGGGCTTGTTGTGAAAGCAACTAAGTTCATTTTTGAGACAGGAGAGGACGTTTCGGAAGAGTTCAAAAGCGTAAAAACATCAATATCTGTAATGGAGGGAAAGATTTCCCTTAAAGTAAGTAACGATGATTTGGCTTCAACAGGTATTGACATAGATAAGAAAACTGTAACTGTTACTTCTGAACGTTTTTTCGTAAACAATTCAAAAGGTTCACCTATTGCAGTATTCACAACTGATTCAAGCGGTAAACCAATATTGAAAGCTGACTATATAGACGTTGAAAATCTGAAAGTAAAGCACCTGGATGGTGCGGACGGAACTTTCACAGGAAACGTTTCGATAGCAAATAAAATATTCCTTAATTCAGATGGCAGTGGTAGTCTGGCAAATGGAAATATTATTTGGGATACGTCTGGCAACTTAAAAATGACATATTCATTTAAAATAGAAAAGGATGGATATGTACTTAAAATGGACCCTGAATTTGCGGAATATTTAATAGAAGATTCTAATGGATATAGTCTTGTTAGGTTATCTCCATATACAGATTTACCAGGATATAGTAGTCCTGAACTTATTTTAAATCATCCTGATAAACAAGGACAAGCACGTTTGAATGTGACTGGACTTTATGTTGGAGACCCTTTAGGTACGTATGCTGCTTTTGGATTTGATGGAATACAGTTCAGAAATGGTGGAGAAATTTATAATGGATATACTGGTAAGGTGTCTATTCCGTATGATAACATGCATAATAAAAATTTATATTTCAAGGGTGGTATATTATATAAAGTAGCAATTGAATTAAAATAACGAATATGGGAAAAGGATTTTTGGATTATGATGCAGTAACTACAAATGATTTGTTACGTACAGTAAAAGAAAACAAGAACAGATTTCCTCTTGACTCTGATTTGAACGAATTTTCTGAAAAACTTCTTCCAAACAGTGTTATTTCAAGAGAAATAAATAAAATAAAAGATGCTACAAGCAATAATAAAGGATATTTCCTGAATGTTGAAAGCCTTAAAGATGCTTACCCTACAACAAATGAGGGTAGCAAAGCCTATGTTGGAAACAGCTATCCATACATGATTTATTTATTCCAAGGAGGAGAATGGATAAACAGTGGTCAGGCCGGAGGTGATGATACTTTCAACGCAGGAGATTTCTACACTAAATTACAAATAGACCAGCAGCGCGAAGTTATTAATGGTGAGATTTCACGCGTAGAAAATGGAGCAAACTATGAAGTGCTTGAATATGAAATAAACATAGCCACTACTCGTTTGAAGGTAGATGAAAAAAACAGAAAAGGTGGGTATATGATTACATACAACCCTGGTACTGGTTGGATTAAGGAGCAATATATAGGATTGTCTGTTACTAACGAGGAGTGGATAAAGGATGAGAACTGGAAAGCAGAGGTACTTGATGAAAACATACAAGCTATTGCTGAAAATGCACAAAAGCAGGCTGATTTAGCGTCCAAAAATGCAAATATGGCTATGACTCAAGCAAATTACGCAAATGAGCAGGCTAATAATGCAAAGAACGCTGCATTAGGAGTAACAAGTGAAGTTTTAAAAACGATGCCAGTTGGTACTATGTTAATGTCAGCAAAAGGAAATATATTTGGAGAAGAATGGATTGAATCAGGTTCTTTTATTATTAATGAATTTGAAGAAATAGCAATTAAAGAGGCTCAGACTTATGCTTCTTACGGAGTATTTTCAGATGATAATGTGACATTTGTTGTTCTTGATACAAAAATGTTTTATTCAAAAGATGGATATTTGTGGAATGAATGTAACATTAAGTTTAATAATGAAGATTCTTTATATGTAGTATCAGTTTGTCAATTTTCAAATAACATATATTATGCAATTGGATTTTCGTTTTCAAGATTTGCTCTAATAAAGTCAGAAGATGGAGGTGTTAATTGGAGTGAACTAGAATACCCATTTGGCGAAGACACAATTATGTATCTTGTACGTTCAGGTGTTTATCTTTATGCGATTGGTAATAATGTTTGCTATTACATTTCAGGATACGAAGATGTATGGACTAAAGAAGAGACTGGAGCTACATTAGATTTTAGTTTAACCTCTTCTTCAGTAATACCTTACAAAAAAAGTTCAGATATTGGTATTATTTTAATTACTGGAAATAATGTATATTCAAGAAAGTCTTTTAGAGATAATTCATGGGAACAAAAAGCAAATTTCACAAGTACAAACTCTGATAACATAAATTATCTATATTGTTCTTATAGTGAAAAATTAGGATGTTTTTTAATTGCAACAATCGAAAGAAATTCAGTTGGTGGAGGTTCTATTGCTAAATTATATAAATCAGAAGATTTGGAATCTTGGGATAATATTACACATACTCTTCCAAATGGTGAAATAAATTATATAGGAGGTAATATAAATGCAGATGGTGTTTTTGTGCTATACACTGCAAATGAATATCTATACTCAAATGACTTGGTAAATTGGATAAGCGGGGAAAACCCATCAATTAATAACAGCCGTTTATGCAGTAATAATAAAAATATATTTGTAATTTCGATAAAAGGAATTTTATACAAATCAGACAATCCTATTTTTTCCCCTGAAATACCTTATGGATATGTAAAAATTAAATAATATAAAAATAATATACAATAATAAAAAATAAAAATGAAGAAGATACGTTACAACAGCTTTATAGCAAAATTACTTTGGAGTGAATACAATACAATCACACTGGCCGCATGGGTATGTACGAAATACAATAATAAGGAAGAAATGCCCCAGAGAATACGAAACCATGAATGCACGCACGCAAGACAATGGGTAGAGTGTATGCTTGCAAGTGGAGTTGTTATATGGGCCCTGGTTCTTTTTGCAGGAATATCTGCATTATGGTTTGCATTGTCTTTTCTTTCATTCTACATTCTGTATGTATTGGAATGGCTTGTAAAGATACCATTTTACGGTAAGAACGCATACGAGAATATCTCTTTTGAGCGTGAAGCCTATGCTTGTCAGAATGACAACAATTACATCGAAAACGGTGATTACTTTGAATGGATAAGATACATTTTAAGATAATCGTATTAATACCTTTTTATTAACATAAAATCAAAGATATATGACACAGCTTAATTTTACAAAGAATGGTAATTCATGGATTTCAGATGAGATACAGGTATCCTCTGATTTCAACATACACATTGAGAGAATCCGTCCGGCACAGTTCAACATAATGCAGAAAACAAGCGGTGAAAAGTGGGCCGAAATACCGGAAGCAGAGAAGTACGCAAACAAGAATGTAATTGACGTAGACATACAGATTCTTGTTCCTAAGAGCATAAAGATAATCAGCTACTCAGAAGTTACACAGGCTCAATACACGGCAGTATGAGAACAAATGTTATAAAAAGCCTGCTAAAGGCAAACATAATAGGTGATGGAAGAAAGAAATCAAATCCTTCACCTCCTGAAGAAAACATAACTGATGCGCTTCTTATGGAAGACGGAAGCCTGTTCTTAATGGAGGACGGAACCTACTTTAAGCTGGAGAACCAGGAAAGTTCTTCTGCACCCAAAAAATCATATTGGAACTTTTAAACATTGAATTATGGCAATAGAAGGAACGAAGTTATCTGAACTTAAAAATAAGGTTGAAGATATAAAAGGAACTGAGCGTATATACGTGACGGATGGAAGTGGTGTGCCTAAGTATATTGAGACAAGCCAGCTAGCAACTCAGAAGGACTTGGGGGATATTGAAAAAATACTTGACAAAATTATAGGAGGTTGATTATGGCAATATCAGACAAATTACAAAGTATTCTCGATAGCAAAGCCGCAATTAAGGCCGCTATAGAAGCAAAAGGTGTATCAGATGTTGGTGATGTGCTAGCTGAATACCCTTCCAAAATTAATAGTATTCAGAATGGAGCGAGCGACTACGAATTGGAAGCAAAAATGCTTGTATTACCCGTAAGCACTACCACAATTACGACCAAAGAAAATAAAACAGCGGCAATAGCCACTAACGACCACATTAAGATAATTGATGAGAACCTGAAACAATACACCGTTAAAGAATGGAATGACAGGACTGTGACTAATGGATTTGACAACTCTTTATCTGCTAAACCTATAGGATTTTCACTCGAATGCAATGACGTAAGAGTAAATGTAAGATGGCCTTGTCTTGCTACAGGAAAGCAGTAGAAATGCTTAAGGACATTGACCACGGTTTCAAAGCAAGGAAATACTTTAAATGCAAGATGTACAGCAATTCACCAATGTAAACTGGTTGATTTGGGTAATATGTTATAAATGAGGTTCTGACGGTTGTATAATTGTCCGGACCTCATTTATTTTTTGATGTTAAATCGGTACATTTGCCTTTATGGAAGATAAAGGTGTTATTTCTGGAGCAATACAAGGAGGATTTGCGAGCATCGCAGCCGGATTTGTAAGTGAATCACTTAACCACATGATACCGTGGCTTATAGTGAGTTTTGTTGTGATCATGACCGACCTTGCATTTGGTGTAAGGAAGAGTTTGCTAACAGGTGAGAAAGTCAGGTTTTCAAGAGCCATGCGTGCGACAATGGGCAAGATGGTGACATACTTCGCATTTGTTTGTATGGTATGCATGCTTAACGTGGCTTCCGGATTGAACTGGCAGATTGACGTTTATTCCTGTCTGCTTGTATGCTTTATTGAAGTATGCAGCATATTTGGAAACATACTAAAGCCAAAAGGAATAAGAATTGACCTTCTTGGAGCGGCTAGGGTATTTGTAAAAAAAGCTGCAAACGTAGACAGTGAAGACGTCAAATGTATTCTTAGAGAAGATAAACAGGATAAAAACGACAAAAACGAAAAAAATGAGAAAGATTGAAAGAATTTTTGTTCACTGTACCGCAAGCAGGCAGAGTGCAACAGTTAATGACATCAAGGCTGAATTCAAGAAAAAGGGATGGAAGAATCCTGGATACCACTACCTTATTGACAAATCAGGAGTTATAAGCCAGCTGCTTGATGATTCAGGTGTAAGCAACGGTGTAAAGGGTTATAACTCTACTTCTATCAACGTGGCATATATAGGAGGTATTGACGACACCGGAAAAGGTGTTGACAACCGTACAGAGGAACAAAAGAAGTCGTTGAGAAACCTTCTGAAAATACTTCACAAGAAATATCCTGATGCCGAGATAATGGGGCACCGTGACATCAGTCCGGACCAGAACAACAACGGAATTGTTGATTCATGGGAAAGAATCAAGGAATGCCCATGTTTTAGCGCAAAAGAGGAGTACAAGGACTTATGATTTCTGACACATTAGTTGTCCTTCTTATATTCGTCATGCCTGAAATGACGGAAGTGAAAAATGGAAGACAACACAAGTTCAGGGAGCTTTTTGAACAGGCTGACAAGGATTTTGACATAAAGTACGGAATTGATATTGAGGAACTGAAAAAAGCTTCTTCAGAATCCGTAATTGAAGCGGAAGAAAAGACAAAAGAAGAAAAGAAAAAAGCATTGGAACAGATAAAGTTTGAATGGCCATGAAAGCAGTAATTCTTATTATCATTTTGGTTTTATCCGGGTGTGCATCTTCAAGGAAGAGTAACTCTGAAGAGTACATAATATCTTCACTGGACAGAATAAGCGAAAGGGCGGATTCTGTTACAAGAAACATGTATCATTATTCTGTAAAAAAAGAAAGCGTTACAGGCGAACTTGTAATCAAGAGTACGGAAACAAAATTCTCCGCACCTGACAGTTCAGGGAACCAGCATATAATATCCAGAACAGAAACGGAGTCAGTGTACAAGGAGACATCAGACGCAAAGACAGATGTATACAATGAAGACAGGATGCAATCCGGATCGAGAATAAGGGATTCAACTCACCAGGATATAGTCTATTCAAAGGAAGTTGAGAAAGAAACAAAAAGGCCGGCAGCATTGACATGGGTAATAATATCTTCTGTAATAGCTTCGCTGGCATATATTATATACAGATTCATACTGAAAAAATAATATGCTGGATATAGTCATAGACATAGATACGCAAAAGGTATACGATGAAGTGTATGCAATCACATCACATACAGGAAAGGCAGCAGGTAACATAGACGGAATATCATTGTCAGAAGATGAGATAAGAATTATAGAGCCGTTCATGAAGGAAAGTACCGGAGAGCTTGGCGACATTCTATCGTATTACGGAACATTGTCTGTAAATTCCGATAAAATATCCGTTTCATTGTCTATGCCATCCAACTGGAAAGAATCTCTTAAAGATTCTCTTTCGCAGTGTATTTCCAATTACATATCAAACTCTATATGCCAGAGATGGTTTTCAATTTCTGACAAGGATGACGTGAAATACTATGCCGACAAAGTTCTTGTAAACGAAAAGAACATAAACAAGATTTTAAGCGAAAGGGAAAAACCTCAAAGACAATAATAAAACATGGATAAGAAAGCCATACTCGACAAAGTATACACACGGACCTACTATATTGGAGAGTCCAGAAAGAGAGAAAACATAGATGCAAGTATCATTCAGGCGTGCGAGGACAATTCCGACATTCTTGAAGACTATTTTAAGTCCGCATTGAACGAGCTTAACTTTTACTCGCAGAAAAGACTTGTAAAGGTTGTAATGAACGAAGAAACAATAGAAGTTACAAGCGAAAGGGTGAAAAATGAGGAGTTAAAGGAATGCCTTGAAAATCTCGTATCAGACTATCTTGCAGAATATGTGCTGTTCAGATGGCTTTCCGACAACGGATACGGCATAAGTCCTGAAGGAGTTTCAAACGCTCTTGAAAACGTGAAGGACTGTATATGCGCTCTGGCACCTAAAGTAAGAAGAAGGGCCGCAAACATGGGAATATAAGAAAGGGAAGCTAAAAACTTCCCTTTTCTTTTTTCTATCTGAGCCTGTTCGTAAAGCTTTCATCCACATTCACTTCTATGTAGTTGATTGATACGTCAGTCCTAACACCTCCTACAAGACACACCATGAAGTATTTGTATGGCCTGCTCTTGTTCATCTTTGTAACCAGGTCCCTTATATCAGCCATCTTTTCCTTTTTAGCAACCAGTTCAAAGTGTTCAGCGTCATTTGAAGCAAGTACATACATTCCTACGTCAGAAAATATATCTACCGTGTCACCTCTGAACATTACCGGCTCACCTTTTATGTAAAGGTCGGAAAGACTTCTTTTTACTATTCCCCTTAAAGCTGTCTGAAGTATTCGCTTGTGTGTAAGAGTACCCATCTTGATAGGCCTGCTTATAAGTGCTATGGTAGACACGCTTCTATGGGTGTTGTTAAGGTCAAGTATCTGGTTCCCGCTTACAGCCCACGTGTAAGGGTAGGAGTTGACGAATGAATCTATGTTCTGTGATATTTTATGCCATTCCCCGGTCTTCAATGAATAAACGTACGAATAAGGGAAATTCATGTTTGCAACAACAATTTCCTTTGCTTCATAGTTGTATCCTATCTTTGCTTCTTCTATATAGTCAGGGAACACAACGCTTGATATATCGTCACCCATAGAAGCTACATCTAATATCTTAACTATTATAGGTGAAGATACGGAACATGAAGGAAGGAATCCGTATATCTTTTCCGAGATTAGCTCTGTAACAGTTCCGTTAATTACCATAAGACCGCGGTCGGTTGAAAATGCGACCATAGTATCAAGTCCGCATATAGAATCCGGATTGTTGCACACGTCACGCGTAACAGGTGTCTGATTTGAATATGCGACTTCTCCGCTTCCTACATTCATGGCGTATATACCGTCTTTGGTGAATACGTAAAGAGGGAACTGGCCGAACTGTCCTTGAGATAGGGCCACGACGTTTGACTGTACTCCGACAATATCAGTATTGAACTGATAAACCTGGTCAGCAGGAAAGAAAAAAGGATTGTTCAGGTTTGAAACATACATTACATTTCCTTTTTCGTAATCCATGTTGTCTGTTGTTTCTCCAACTTCCATGCTTTCAAAATCGCTTATCTTTATAACGTCAAAGTATCCGGTTTTTTGAGGGCGTTCCTGAAAGTCATACCCATATTCAATACAATAGAATGAAAAATCAAAGAAATCGCTTTTTTTCAAATCAATCTGGATTCCTACAACAGGAACATTATACTCATATCTATATATGATCATCTTGTATGCCCGGATGTCAGGGTACATGATGAATGTCCTTATGTATTGACCTATTTCCCATTTTTCTATAACTTTATCACCGTCTGAAGCATGAATGTATATGTGTATCAGGAATTGATATTCCTTTGCGGTAGAAGACACTCTTACACCACTTGAAAGAGTTCTTTTTATTCCAATAAGATGAAGTCTGTTGTTATATGAATAAGAAGATTTTGGCAATATTGAATGATGCGTGTTATAGCTGTCAACCATGTGCTGAAGTGTTGCAAGGTTATCTATAGAAACGTCAATGTCAACAGATGCGCTTGTAGACCCAAGCTTCAACGATGCTATGTTATACATCAGACTGATATTATTCGCCCTTTCAACAGGAGTTTTGATGTCTGTCTCGAACTGCGATGTCAGGCGTGACGAACCTGCATTAAGGATTGTCCTGAAATTGTCAGTAGAGAATATTTCTATCCCGATTATAATGTCACTCCATGCGGAAAGGTCGTAATCTTCAAAAAGGAATGTAGGCTTGAAACATAGTAAATTTGCCCACTTTGCGAGGGTTGTTTCAGTCTGGGCAAAGAATTCACCTGAATAACCTCCTGACAATATCAGCTTCTTGGGATTCTGTCTGTCTCCATAGGTAACTGTTACCTTATCATCAGAATCAAGGTATACGATTTGTATCTCCGTGGACTTTACATAACTTCCGTCAAACAGCCTGAAAGCCGCGCAAAACGCAGCAGAATAGCAGTAACACCCGTTTTTATTAGCTTCGCTAAGAACTTTAGTGAAGTTTCCATACCTTATTTCATCATCCCTATTTGATATTTCATCTATTTCAACGGAAACAGCTTTCACTTCCTTATCAATTCCGAACTCAGGTACGTCAGGAATTTCACCAAGATAAATATATGATCCGTTCCTGAAAAGGATATACCTTATACCTTCATCTGTTATTACCGATATTGTATTTCCTATAAATTCTATGCTTTTTGCCTTCAAATCACCGGTCATTATAGTTTCTGATGAAAGATCCTCCGGCATTTCGTACATCTGGCCGGACTCGGTTATTCCTATATACCTTTTAGCTATAGAATGATGGTATATCTTGGAATACGTGTGTGCAGTCTGCTTTAGCATTATCGGTTTACCAATCGGTTCTATACTTGAATTGTTCACGCGAGCATTAATAAGCTCCATGCATTCACCGTCAGCACTTATTCCATCGTCAGTGTTACGGGTTATTCCCTTGAATTGTATCTTTATATTTTCCATAGAAGCAAATTAAATTATTACTTATCAATGTCATTTGCGTTTTCAGGAATTTTTTCTGAATGTGGTTTCATTTCTTCCATTTTACAATGGAGCATTGCAATAGCGTTCCATGCTACCTGAGCTATATGCAGACACCCTGTTTCCTGGTCAATTTCGTTACCTTTCTCAACTTCCGTCAGGTGCCTTAGCATTGCACCCTTGTATCTCTGGTATCCGTCAGGTAAGTTCTGCCACTTGTTGGGTCCGTATTTCTTGGCTCCTGCAGTATATACTTTCGCTATTTCCTCAAGCTCCGGCCATGGAAGAAGATCCATCATTATCTTTTCGTCTTTACGGTCGTTCTTGATGCTATTGTTTTCAATTTCATCAATAATTTTATCGAGTTGGGAAGTATATATATGAAAGCATACAGAATCATCTCTAATAAATTCACATGATTCATTATCAATATTTTTAATTGTTAATGTTTTACATGCTATATGACTTGCAAAATAATTACCTATTTTGCATTCTTTTACAAGATATTCATAATCTTTGATTTTAACTCTGTCACCTACTGTGTATTTCATAATTAAATATAATTACTTTATAAGTTCGAAATCATAAACAAATACGTATGGGTTACTATCCCAGTCACCTTTCTTGCCTACTTTGTCAATCAATGCAGCATAAGCTTCACTAGGTGTTCGACCTAACCAAATCTTTGAGTTTGTCGAATTATTAAAACCGCAATAAAATGATTGCGATTTACAATCAAACTCTATTCCTTCTGCCAAACAATCATTATCAGATATATCATTCAAACGCTCTATTCTTACATTGGTGATACGGATTTGATGTGGCATTAGTTCTGACTTTACAAACATATTGTTAGTCCATCCAGCTATATCTTCCGTATCTCTATGAATCTCTTCTTTAGGATAACAAGTTTTCATAATCTTGCAATAAAATTCCGCCCTCTCTTTGCTTGGTGTTTGGGATATATTATCACTTACGACTTTGTAGCTTTGAGCAACCGCTACAATCTCGCCAACCTTGTAAGGTATCTTTTTAGGGTTATTGACAAAATACGCTTCAATCAAATCCTTTCCATCCAACAAATCAAAAGAAGCATTATAATACTCTTCCTTAAATCTACACAGTTCATCATCCTTAATTTTAATTATTCGCCTTGTCTGTGTCTTTCTTCCATCTAATACAGCTTTAGTTAAGCCGTATTTATCATTGAACATCATCTTCTGCATATCTATTCCTCCCAATTATCAGTTGTACCTAATAAGTGAGCTGTTTTTTCGTTGTAAGGGATGCAACGCAACCAACATAAACCGCCAACAACATAATATTGATTAGATTCTGTTTTGTGGCTATATTCAGCAATTCTCCAATCATCTTCTTCATCATCCCTTACCAATACTATATCAAACAGCTTGAACTCATATTCTTGCTTTTGCTCAATTCCGAAGAAGCGTTTCAGGCATTCTTTTGCGCATTCATGCTTACTTACTCTCAATGCGTTAATCATCGCTTGTATCTCTTCATTTGTTGCTTTACGAAGAATTTTTATATTATCATCATCACAACAATGACGATTATCAAATGATAGGTCAATTCTATGCATCAATGATACATACTTCGAGGTCTTGTGTAAATCATCTTTCTTTAGGAAAATAAAATCACTTCCAAATATAGATTCGGCATATATAACATCCCCATCTTTAAAAGTCATGTATTCAGGGATTTCGAGCATAAGGTCACAATCACATTCCCCTGTAAGAAATGTCATTCCGTCTGATACGTAACCTCTAAGATATTCAACGCCTTTTTCATCCTCAATAAGAGCAACGATGTTATCATCGCAATGTGCATCAAAGCAAATAATTCTTACATTTCGTCCGTCACGTGTCACAATATTACCATTTACTTCACCATTAGTAATTTTCTTTGCTATTTCCACAGCAAACGGCACTCTAACCATTTTGTTTTCCATATCATTTACTTTTTAATCGTTTAAAAACATCTTTGTTGGCTTCTAAAATCTCGTCAAATGATGGAATCGGCATCCAAGCAATAATTTTTTCACCACCATAATTCCAATAGTTCGTTAAAAATTCGCCACGCCTAAGCGGCTCTGGCAGTAAATAAAATGAGTTCTTTGAAAAGTTTGTCAATAA